AGGAGAATACGAATATGGATTTTGAAGCATTAAAATCATCATCAAGTGGCTTTGACAAATTAACTAAAGCTCTTGAAACAAACCTCAATCCTGAGGATCAATCAAACAAAAACAAATATCAAGACGACAGACTTTGGAAACCAGAGTTAGACAAAACAGGAAATGGTTACGCTGTAATTAGATTTCTACCTGCCAAAGAGGGAGAAGATTTACCTTGGCAAAGAGTTTGGTCTCATGCCTTTCAAGACAAAGGTGGTTGGTATATTGAAAACTCATTAACAACAATGTCTCAAAAAGATCCTGTGTCCGAAGAAAACACAAGATTGTGGAACACTGGTGTTGATAGTGATAAAGAGATTGCTAGAAAGAGAAAAAGAAAATTATCTTATTACTCAAATATTCTAGTGATGTCAGACCCAAAACATCCAGAGCATGAAGGCAAGGTGTTCTTATTCAAATTTGGTAAAAAGATTTTTGATAAGATTACTGAAGCAATGCAACCGGCTTTTGAAGACGAAAGTCCAATTAACCCATTTGATTTTTGGAAAGGTGCAAACTTTAAACTAAAAATCAGAAAAGTTGATGGTTATTGGAACTATGACAAGTCTGAATTTGAGGCAGTAACACCAGTTGCTGATAGTGATGACAAGATCAAAGCGATCTGGTTAAAACAATATCCTCTAAAACCATTCTTGGCACCTGAAAATTTTAAGTCCTATGATGAACTCAAAGAGAAACTGAATAGGGTTATTTCTGGTACAAGAAGCACTAAAACTGTTGAAAGTGATGAGCTCCCGCCAAGCGCTTCAGCACCTAGTGTGAAAAGTATGGAAGCACCTAGTACTCCATCTGCTAGTGATGATGACGACACGTTATCTTACTTTAGTAAATTAGCAGAGGACGAATAATCTAAACCGTTCCCTCCGTTTAGAAAGTGACAATACTTTAAGGGCTAGATAGCAATATCTAGCCCTTTTTTCGTTATAAATATACCGTATGGCAATAAGCATATTAGATACACTGGTTGATAAGTCAGATGGTGCTGTTAAATCAGCGTCATGGTACAGAAAAGCAGTAGGTTCTATAGCAGACAGAATAACAGCAAATAAACTAATGAGACAAGGTAAACTTATTGGTAGACCAAGTGTTGGTAGATTAAACATGTTTGTATATGACCCTAAATATAAGCAGACATTACCATATTACGACACTTTTCCTTTAGTGTTGCCGTTAGAGCCAATCAAAGGTGGTTTTGCAGGTATTAATTTTCATTATCTGTCGCCAAACCAAAGATTTACTCTATTGACACAATTGCAGAGATTTGCCGTACAAGGTAACAAAGTAAATGAGACTAATAGATTTGATGTAAGTTATAATAGAGTTAAAAAACTACCATTAACAAAAAATGCTATTAAAAAGTATTTGTGGGCACACACTAGAAGTAGATATTTAAGAGTTGATTATGATGAGGCTGCTTTAGCAGTTTATTTACCAGTTGCACAATTTCAAAAAGGGAGACCATATTAATGGCAATATTAAGAGGCGGAAAAAGAATTGGTGGTTTTGATATCAGAATTGGTATACCACGAGACAGGTCACTAGACAACGTAACAGGTGATCCAAGATTAAAACGTACACAAGGTGGTAATCCTGAATCTACAATGGGTAGAGTACAGGCAATGGTAAATGAGGCAGAGGGTTTTGCTCGTAAGGCAAGATTTTATGTTGAGTTTATGTTACCTAAATCACTAGGTGGTGGACCAGATGGTACTCCAGGCTCAGTGTCTTCATCAATGACAGATGAAACTTATGATTCATTTTATACACAATCAGCTTTAAATCAGGTACATATAGCAAATGGTAAACGTGTACAAGCATTTTGTAGTGCTATTGAAATGCCTGATAGAGAAATTGTTACTAAAGAAGTTAGACATGGTAACACACCAGTTAGACATATTGCATACGATTTTAAATCACAAGAAATCACAGCAACTTTCTATGCAGACAAATTTATGAGAGAAAGATCATACTTTGAAATGTGGCAAGGCGCCGCTTTTAGTACTAAATCTTTCAACATGAATTATTATAAGAACTATGTAACAGATATGAGAATATATCAATTAGGTTCATTTGAGTCAGCACAAGAGAGAGACGAGATAACTTATGGTGTACAACTATTTGATTGTTTACCAACATCAATTAGTAAAGTAGAATATTCGCATGATGAAAATACAGTACAGACATTTTCAGTTACATTTAAATTTATGTATTGGATTAATTTCTTTTTAGATAATCAAGGCAACATAGAACTTGGCCAATCTAAATTTGGAAAACCATCAGTGAAACAAGATTCAGGTTTATTAGGTGGTTTACTAGGTAAACTACCACCAGAATTGAGACGAGCAGGTAGAGACGTGTTGAACAAATTGAGACGTAGAGTACCACTAGGTAAAATTACCGGTGGTAGAGCGTTCCCACCGTTCAAACTACCACCTATAAATATATAATAACAAGGAGATAATATTATGGCATTACCGATAATAGAAACACCAACTTATGAGTTGACACTTCCTTCCCAAGACGAGATAGTAAAATACAGACCTTTCCTTGTTAAAGAAGAAAAATTGATGTTAATAGCTCTTGAGTCGGGTGAAGAAAAAGAAATAAACATAGCGACTAAAACAATTTTAGACGCATGTACATTTAACAAACTAAAGATAGAAGATTTACCAACATTTGATATAGAATACATGTTCTTACAAATAAGAGCAAAATCAGTTGGTGAAATATCTAAATTTAAAGTTATTTGTCCAGACGACAAAAAAACATACACTGATATTGAGATAGACTTATCAAAAGTTGAGGTGCAAGTTGATGATGAACATACGAACAAAGTAGTAATTGATGAACAAAGGCAATTGGGTGTTGTTCTCAAATATCCTACAATGAACATGATGACTAATACACAATTACAGTCAGCAGACTATGACACAGCATTTGATATGATGGTCGGTTGTATACACGAAATCTTTGAAGGAGAGAAAGTGTATCCTGGAGTAGATAGTACAAGAGAAGAATTAAAAGATTTTTTAGAGAAGTTACCACAAGGTGCCTTTGATAAGATTAAAAAGTTTTTTGACACTATGCCTAGATTGAGACATGAGCAAGAAGTCACAAATCCAAAGACAGGTGTTAAGAGTACAGTTACATTTAGCGGATTACAAGATTTTTTCGGATTGGCCTCACCCATAGTAGCCTAGAGGCGTATTTTGAAATTAATTTTGCGTTAATGCAACACCATAAATATGGTATAACAGAAATTGAACAGATGATTCCGTGGGAACGAGATATCTATGTTACAATGTTAATTAATTATATAAAGGAAGAAAATGAACGTAGACAAAGAGAACAAACAAAATGATGTTAAGGTTGCAGAACCTAAACAAAAAATAACAGTTGACCTAGAAGTAGATACGTCTATCAAAGACCTAGGTATCAACCCATATGCTAAACTAATACACATGGCGAGAGCTATAGACGCATGGAGAATATTTCCAAGACTATTCTTAACAGTTTACATTATATTATTATACAAATGTGTAATATGGTATATGAACTTAGCACAACCTAGTATGGAACAAAGTGGTTTAATCAGTATCGTTGTTGGTGCTGGCGCTGCTTGGTTTGGTTTATATACAGGAACAAGAGGCGGCAAGGATAAATAATATTATATGTTACCAAGTTTAGATACAACAGCAAACGATCAAACTATATCAGCGATTGATAAGTTAGGCAAGGCAATAATGGAAAAAGCATCCATGTCAATACAAGGTGCTACGAAGGCCATTGTACCAAATATACCTAAAATGATTGATCAGTTGACATTGGATTTAGAGAAAGGTCCTATTAATAGTTTTGGTAGAGTTATAAAAAAACTAGAATCTATGGTACAATCATTAGGTTTAGATTTAAGAGAATACAATCAAGACTTGGCTAAACTATTACAAGACAGAGAAGAAAAGGCCGTTAAATCAGAAGCAGCAGTACAGAGATTAAGAGAACAAGGTATTGTTGCACGTGTTAATGCTACAACAAAAGAAGTTAAGATATTATCTAAACATGAAATAAAACAAGAAGAAAAGGCCATAAAATTAAGAGAACTAAAAATAACAAAACTTGAATTGCAATTAAAGAGAGACGCTCACAAACTACAAACACGTATGTTTGGTAAAGATGAAGATCAGGCAACGACAAAGAAAAATATACAAGAAAATTCTGTTAAGTTAGAAGAACTAAAAGCACTTCAAGATCAAAAACAAACAGAAATATCTACAAATACAGTTGACACAGGTAGAAGTGAAAAAGGTCTACCAGCGATGTTAGAAATGATGAAAGATGGTTTTTTAGAACCATTTAGAGCAGTTGGTGAATCTTTTGGTATGATGAAAGATATGGGTAAAGGCACTCTTGAACTAGTTAACTTCTTTTCAGGTGGTTTATTTCTTAAAGCATTTAAGGGTATCACTAAAGGTCTAAAAGCAATTAGTGGTTTCTTTACATTGGCTAGACTAGTATTAGTTGCTAAATTTGCATTGGTCATTGGTGCTATAACATTTGTAGCAGCTAAGATTAATAAGATCAAAGACTTCTTTGTTGGTATAATAGATTATTTTAGAAATTCAAAACTTGGCAAACTATTAGGTCTATCAAAAGAAACACCTGAAGAAAAAGAAGAAAGAAAAATAGAGAATAAAAATAGAGGCACATCTATGGTTGACGTAGATAGTCACTATGATAGTTTCCCTACTGTAGACAAAGTTGTAGATAATAAAAATGTTATTAAGGGTGCTAATGATAATGTTTCTAAAAAAGTAACTAATGAGAAAATATTTAATAGTACAACAACACAGAATGACGCCGTTAAAGAATTTGAGAAGTTAACAAAAGAAGCTAACGATCAAATAAGTAAAGGCACTGTAGTAATTAATAATGCACCAACAAGTGTACAGACAAATAATAGTGGTTCAGTGACTTCAGGTTTTACCAATAATAATCCAGACGAGACGATTACAAATACATCTAGAGCTAGATGGTCTAATATGTAATTAAGATAAATCTTTTTCAGTTATAATTTTAAATTCAGCACCTTGATCTTTACAGTATTTGGTAGCGGCTTGCCATTTAGCTTTATTTCGTATATATTCTAATGACTCACGCATGTAAGACTTGGTCTTTCTGCTAGTTGGTTTTTTAGGTGGCACACATTGACGTGATGGTTTAATTTCTATTACTAACTTACTGCCTGTTTTGGTCTTTACAATGAAGTCTGGAAAATATCTGTGCCATTTGTTGTCAATAGGACTATAATATCTAATTGGTAACTCCTCACTTGCCCAATGGTCTATATTATCACTTTTATCCAAATACACCATCATACGTCTTTCTAATAGTGAACGGTATATAATGTTATTTGGATCACCAACATACTTGCTGGGGTTGATTGGTTTATATATTCCCTTAAAAGATTTCTTCATAACCGTTATAAATATACAAGTATATATAAAGGAATTAAATATGGCATGGACATCTAAAGTAGCAAACATTATCAAGGGCAAAGTAGGAACAATGATTGGTTCATCAATAGCCAATAAATTAAGTTTTGCCTCATCTGGTCAAACAACCAAAGTGGCTGCTAAATTATTAAATAAATCTCCGTTAGAGATAGGTACAACAGGACCTATGTCACACATGGAGTCTATGAACAATCCATACAGTTATGGTACAGTATATTATCCACAAGAGGCAGGTAATTTAGGTGCTGGTCATTATATTATATTTGATGTAGTATCTCACAAGTCATCTAAATTTAAACAACAAACATTTAAGAACGGTGCTTTGACAAATGCTTCAGGAGCAGTACCTGGTAAATCAAGAGTTGCTAATATAAAAAGAAATGGTGTTACATCAGCAAAAAGATTAAGATCAACTTCTTCAGGTGCTATGTCAAAACTTGGTGATACGCACAATTATATTTCAGACAGTATTATATTATATACACCAGCAGAGGCAATGAAATTTAATTACAGTGCCAGTTATGAAGACACACAAACAGGTCTTGCAGGTGATGTGGCTGCCATGATTGGTGGTGTAATGAACGATTCAGGTTTCTTAAACAAAATTCAGGCTGCCGGTGAGGGTATTGGTGGTGTTGGTAGAGAGTTGTTGAAGTCAGGAGCTTTTGCAGCTGCTAGTATAATACCAGGTTTTGAAAATAGTAGACAATTATTTGATAAGTCATTAGGTCAGGCAAAGAACCCTAATCTAGAAACAATATTCCAGTCAGTGCCATTTAGATCATTTAGTTTTCCATTTATATTTGCACCAAAAGATGAACAAGAAAAAGACCAAGTACACAAAATTTTACAACTGTTCAGATTTCATATGTTGCCTGAACACCAAAGTGCTGCTATAAAAGCAGGTTATTTTAACACACCGTCAGAGTTTCAGATTACATACATGTACAGAGACAGTGAGAACGCATACTTACCAAGAATAAGTCGTTGTGTATTAAAAGAATGTAATATAGATTACGCACCAGAGGGTGTTGTATCATCATTAATCGCAGATGAAAAAGGCGCACCACCAACTATTATTAAAATGGATTTAACATTTGGTGAAACAGAAATTATGACAAAAGAAACAGTAGCAGAGGGATTCTAATATGTATTTTGAAATATTTCCATTAATGAACTACAGTAACGATAAGATCACAACTAAACAAGTAACAGATTTATTCAGACGAGTCAAGATAAAAGAGAAAATACTTGACGAGGCAAGTTTATACCAAGAATACGATGTACCTAATGGCGAGAGACCTGAAGATACAGCAATGAAACATTTTGGTGATCCACAATATCATTGGGTAATATTAATGACAAACAAAGGTCAAGATGGTTTTTACGATTGGCCATTAGATTTCAGAGCATTTGAAACTTTTATAACAGAAAAGTATGCCAATCCAGACGCAACACACCATTATGAAAAGGCACAATCAAGTGGTAAAACAACGTCAAATGATTACTCACACTTGATAGAAGTAAACAGTACAGAGCCAGGTGCTGTATCAGTTTCTAATAGACAATATGAAGAAAGAATACAAGACGCAAAAAGAAAAATTAAACTTCTTAATCCAGGTTTCTTGCCTGTATTGTTAGAAGAATTTGACAAATTGATGAATGAATAATTATGTACAATCAAATAAATGCTGATACATTAACAAAAGCAGGCCAGTTTGCCTTATCAGACATACAACTAATATCTTATCAATCTTCCGATGGTGGCAGTGAGCCAAAGAAAGTAAGTGTACGATCACTAGTGCTTGAGATAAACATTTACGAAGATATATTTTCAAAAGGTCTATCAGGTAATGTTGTACTACTTGACGGTCAAAATCTTACCAATCACTTACCACTTACAGGCTTTGAACGTATAGAATTTAAACTGAATACACCAGGTATTGCAAAAGGTTTTGATTTCACGTCTACAACAGGTCACCCGATGTACATATACAAAATATCAGGTAGACAAGAGGCAACACCAAGAACGCAGATGTACGTATTACACTTTGCTTCTAAAGAGATATTAACAAACGAAACAAAGAAAATTTATAGAACAATGTCAGGCACCATAGATGATATGGTCTTGGATATTGTTAGAACTGATTTAGAATCAAACAAGACATTAATATTAGAAGAAACAAAAGGCATACGTAAATACGTGCCAGTGGGTGAAAGACCATTTGATTTCATAGAAGGATTATCCAAGTCTGCTGAGTCAGCAAGATACAATAATAGTGGTATGTATTTCTATGAAGACAGTACAGGTTTTAGATTTAGAAGTTTAGAAAATATGTTGGCGATTACAGATGGCGCTGCTAGACCAGTGGTCGCAAGATTTGAAAAGAAACCTAGATCAATTAAAGGTGGTACAGGTATTACCAATATTATACAAGAAATGCAAACAGTTGATGGTTTTACAATAGATAACCAGTTTGACACAATAAAGAATTTAAGAAATGGCGTCTATGCTAGCAGGACGATCAGCCATGATATGTTTAACAAGACATACACTAATTTTGATTATGATTATAACCTAGAGTTTGAGACCACGTTTCATACTGAACATGATGGCAGTGGTGGTAAAACAGATAACAAGTCAATTGCACCATTAATTAATTATCATGGTAAACAATTTAGTGATTTCGCAGATACGGCATTATATCTACAATCAACAACGACCAATACACACAACGATATAGAAGATGAACCAAAAGGCACGAACATGGCCAAAAGACTTGCACAAAGAATGGCTTTTG